ACGCTGAGTAGCATCTTCTATTTGAAGATTAGCAAGCTCTATTTGCTGCTGATTACCTAAGTTTTGAGCATTAGAAGCTTGTTGGTTCTGTGCATTTAATACAGCTCCTTGCTGTCTATTTTGTAAATTTTGAGTACGTGTTTGTTGTTGCATTTGTGCAGAAGTCATTATAACATCTTGTTTAAATTGACTTTGAAGCACGTTCATTTGTTGAGCCATTGTAGCTGTCTGAGAAGCTGCTGTTTGTCTATTAGACAAATTAGCCATACGACGTTGCATATCCAGCGTAGACTGCTGCATATTAGCTTGTTGCTCATTAGAAAGATTTTGCGCTGCTCGTGCCTGAAGCGCCTGTGCGTTGCTTTGAGCCATAGGCATAGCAGAGGTTATGATAGCATTAAAAAGCGCGTCACGGCCCACTGAGGAGGCTGAGAGACCCCTTTGTGCAAGCATTTGCTCTACATTAGCTAATGCAGGTTTTGCCCACGCAGGAGTATTACCATCTTCCATTCCTGCCAGTAAACTTTCCATTTGAGAAGATACTAAAGCTTCAGTAGGCAAAGCTGCTACTGCTGCTTGAACTTCTACAGGTTGATCATCAATTTGTGCTTCTACTGTTGCAGGGTCTTCTACAATAGCTGCTGTAATATCAGGGGGTAACTCACCTACTTCTGCAAGCATTGCTGCTGCTGCACCTTTTGCGGCTGTACCTTTTACTATACGTCTTTGTGCAGCATCATAGCCTACAGTCTCAACAATTTGTGCTGCTTGTCCATCATCAGCAGGCTTACCTGTAATAGCTTCTCGCTGTGCTGCTTCTGCTTCTTTAGTAGGAGCTACATCAGCTACTTTACCTGTAACTTTATCTACATAAGATCCATCAGATATTTCAAAGTCTGCTACATCTGCTTGTGCTTCTGCTTCTTGTGCAGCATCTCTTTCAGCCGCTACAGCCCTTTCAGTTAAAGTAGCTTGTGCTGCTTCTGCTTGAGCTTCATCACTTACTGTACCTTGTGCAGCAACTGCATCTTCTTTATCTCCTACTTTAGCAGCTTCCATTGTAGCTGCATCAATTTCTTCAGGAGTCCTAGCTTTTGTTACTTTAGCTTTTGTAGCTTTAGGTTTTAAACCTTGTTTTGAAGCTTTTGCAGTTTTAGCTTTAGATTTTGATGATAATTTAAATTTAGTAGTATCTTGTGTTACCTCTTTACTATCTGCATCAATCTTACTTAAATCATCAGGATCTAAATTAACATTTGGTGCAGCTTTTTCAAAATCACCTTTAGCAAATTGTTCTGCTCTTTTAGCAGTTCTACCTAAACGCTTTTCTTTTTGTTCATCAGGTACAGGAGGTGCAGATTTAGGAGTAGTTTGAGTAGTAATTTTTTCATTGTCTTCATTATCTCTATTATCTTCGTCATCACCATTTCTTAGTTGTTTACCGGGGCCACCAGCTACTGAACCCATATCAAAATTTATTCGAGAACTGTTAGCCCTCTTTTGTTTCAAAGCTTTTAAAACTCTTCTGCTATTTCTATTAGATCTTTTTTTACTCATGTTTTATCCTAAAATTGAAACAACAACAGTTGCTGCTGTAGTGACTACAACAGTTACCACTAACCAAGCAAGCCTCTCCCAACGTGCAGCATGGTTATCAGTAGTCCTACGAAGTTCTCTTAGCTCTACAGTGCATTCAGCCCAACGCTCTCCACACTCTCTCTCATGCTCTGCAATGCGTTCAAGGGCTTCCAGAGCTATATCCATTTCAGTCTTCATCTGAAGCTTTAAGCCCACGGAGTTCCAGAAGCTTGTATAGGTGCTGCTTTCTTGTTAATCTGACCTTGAAGACCAGCTTCTTTCTCAGCGGCTGAGTCCTCATCTTCATCAGCATCTAACGCAGCTTTAACCCATGCAATAGCATTATCTTTTGTTACACTATCATAAGCGATAAATCCTTCTGCACTAGGATCACCAGATACGCCTTTAGAGCCGTAGCATTCTGCGCTGTATTCAGTACCGTTAATTGTTTCGACGGCTGTAAGCCTCCAGTGAATGTTAGTGATTAACCCAGAGGAGACTTGCCTGTCCACCTGTGGAATATTCCATGTGAATGTTGCAGCCATTAGCTACCTCCTTTCAGCTTTTTAATTTCTGATTTAAGTTCTTCTATTTGTTTTTGTTGCTCTTGTATTGCGCTAACAAGGTATGGCACAAATTCAGCTTTATAAATTGTCCAAGGATTTTTACTCGGATCATCGCCACCTTCACCAGCACAATTTGGCAACACCTTCTTAACTTCTTGAGCAACAAAACCTATTTCAGTTTCACCACTCTTCTTCCAATCAAATTGACGAACATCAAGATCAAGAATTTTGTCTAGTTGACTAGGCGCATCAACAATATTTTCTTTAAGCCTTTCATCAGAGCCTGTACCAAATGCCAAACTGGTTGATGAAGCCGACTGAATTGTTCCTACTGTACTGTCTTCATCGGTAAAAATCATAAACCTTGAGCCGTTGCCCAAGGCAGTATCGTCTTGGAAAGACACCTCTATGATTGGGTTATCTGCACTGGTGACTGTACTTTGGTGGCAAATAAACTTCGCACACACTGCATCAAGGTTTTCTTGTACAACAAAATGTGCTGTGTCTGAAAAGTTTGTAACAGGTGTTGCAGTTCCAATTTGAACTTGCCCAAGGTTATCAATCCTCATGGCCTCGCTAGTCGAATTGGAGCCATCAGCGGTGGTGTGAAATTCAAGTCTACCGGGAACATCGTTTGCACCCGGCGTTCCATCTAAAGCTCCTATGATTTTTGCTGCTTGGTGAGCAAAATCAACACCATCAGCAGCCACAAAAGAAACTCGTCCAAGGGTATCACCATCTTGCACAATGGTAAAATTATCCCCGACACTGGTAGATCTAGATTTTGAAAAATTTAAATATGGCCCAGAATTGTTACTTGTATAACGGTTAATTGACATACCCGAATTAGCATTACTGTTGCCTTGTATTTGAAAGGTTGAATTAACCGACACCGAACTAACAGGGGCATTATTATTCATTACGACAACATTGTTACCACCATCAACAAAAAACTTATTGGCTGCTCCATCGGTTTCAATACGGAAGTCTAGGTCTGCTGAACTTTCATTAATAATCGTTTCGGTAGAACTACAATTAATTCTGTCATGACTATTCGTAGCATCAATGATTCTTAACGTACCGTTACCATTTTTTATTTGATAATCTGGATTATGGTCGGTATCGGTAAGAAAAATACTCGGGCCGGAACTTGTAGCAGTAATATCACCAGCAACTGTTAGCAAAGTTGACGCAGTAGTCGTGCCTATTGCAACATTCCCATCCGAAGTTATCCTCATATGCTCACTTTCAGATGCGGCACCATCAGCAGTTGTCATAAATTGCAAAAGTCCGGGCATATCATCTGAGCCGGGAGTGCCAGATACTTGCGATTGTATTCTTGCAGTGCGACTAGCAATGTCACTACCATCGTCACCTGAGAACTGTATCATTCCAACAGTATCGCCATCCTGAACTACTGCTCCTCCCGCTGTTGCAATAGAACCGTTTCGGCTTTTTCCTAACACGAAACGAGGGCCACTTGTATCAGCAGAGTATCGAACTAGACCGATGGCAGAGCCTCCATTGTCAGTTCCAACAACGCTCAAATGAGGGTTAATATTAGCTACCGCTACATTAGCGTCAAAGCCAAGCATCACTCGGTTAGTGCTTCCTTGGATAAACAAAGCATTCTCATCGGTATCTGTTTCAACTCGGAAATCTAGGTCTACACTACCTTCATTAAATACAGTTTCTGTAGCACCAAATTTTGCTCGACTCCTATTTGAGCCAGCTACTATCGTAGAAAGGGTAAGTTCTCCGTCTTCTGTACCATCACTTGCATCTCTAATCGTGGTTTGAATCCGACCATAAGTTTTTCCTGCAGAAGCATCGTTTAATCCATTAAAATTCATTCGACCAAGCAAATCATCATCTGCAGGAGAAGAAGACTCACGCTTAAAAACAATCAAAGGCCCAAGGCTTGCATCTGCGTCTGTTGAACTAACCGTGAGTGCCGCATCATTACCATCTACTGTAAAAGTTGCGCTAGTGCCTGTTATGGCTCCTGTAACATTTAGAGTAGATGCCATATCTACGGCACCATCAATATCTACTACGTCAAGATTGGTAGTACCATCTACATCTAGGTCACCATTAAAATCGGCATTACCCGCAAGCGTAAGCGTAGATGCCATATCCACAGCACCATCAATGTCTACTACATCAAGATTAGTAGTACCATCTATGTCTGCATCACCTGAAATATCCAACGTAGCTGCGTCAAGTTCACCAGTAATTGTAAAGTTACGAATACCTGTGTAGTCTTTGTTAGAATCAAGTATAACGGCTTTAGAAGCTACAGCAGTTCCTATAGCAGTGCTTCCTAAGTCTAAGGCATTTAGTTCACTAAGTACGGCTGTAATACCATCTAAGGTATTAATCTCAGCCGCTGTGACAGTCACACCGTCAAGGATGTTTAGTTCTGCCGCTGTAGCTGTTACAGTCGTTCCGTTTATAGAAAGTGCATCTGTTTCAAGGGTTCCGTCTACATCTACATCACCTGAAATATCTAAAGTAGCTGCATCTAATTCACCTGTAATTGTTAAGTTGCGAATACCAGTATAGTCTTTGTTCGCATCTAAAATTACGGCTTTAGAAGCAATAGCAGTACCTACTGCGGTACTACCAAGATCTAATGCATTGAGTTCTCCTACAACTGCTGTAATACCATCTAATGTATTAATTTCAGAAGCGGTAGCTGTTACACCATCAAGTATATTTAATTCAGCGGCTGTACTTGTAACTCCGTCAAGTATATTGAGTTCCGCTGCTGTAGAAGTGACCGTTGTGCCGTTAATAGATAGTGCATCAGTTTCCAACGTACCGTCAATGTCGGCATCTCCTGATATGTCCAATGAACCTGCATCTAACTCTCCAGTAAGTGTAATGTTCCTAAAACTTGCTACGTCTTTATTAGAGTCTACTGTTACTACTTTACCAGCGACCACAGTCCCTACTGACTGCCCAGTGTCGCTATAATTTAATTCTGCTGCTGTTGCAGTGACACCATCTAATATGTTAAGCTCTGCTGCTGTACTGGTTACGGCTGTGCCATTGATAGATAAAGCATCTGTCTCTAGTGTACCATCAATGTCAGCATCTCCAGAAATATCTAGAGATCCTGCATCTAGTTCACCCGTAAGTGTAATATTTCTAAAACTAGATACGTCTTTATTTGAGTCTACTGTTACTACTTTATCAGCTACAACTGTTCCAGTAGACGATCCTGTATCGCTATAGTTTAGTTCTGATGCTGTTGCTGTCACGCCATCAAGTATGTTTAGCTCCGCTGCTGTAGACGTTACCCCGTCCATAATATTTAATTCAGCAGCCGTGGCTGTAATAGCAGTACCATTGAAGTTAATAGCATCAGCATGAAGTGTGCCATCAAAATACCCATCTTTAAATTCTAATGAAGATGTACCTAAATCTATATCATTATCTGTAACAGGAACAATAGCACCATCTTGTACACGTATTTGTTCAACTGCACTACTAGATACTTCTACAAAGAAACCTACTCTATTATTTGTACCATCTACTACAACCTTATTAAGAAAGTCTAAATCACCAATCTGAGGCACATTGCCGCCTTGTCCAGTATTCCCATCATGTCTATGACCTGTGCTAGAAGCACTAGATGAGGAGTATGCAAAAGCATTTACTAATTGATTGTATTCATTGTTAAATAAAGCTGCTGTAACAGTATCCCCATCTGCAAAAGAACTTTGTCTTGTATAATTCTGAGCCATTTACTATCTCCTACCTGATGGCATATAATCTATATAAATACCATTAACAGCATACGCTGCTTTTTGATCATTGCTAAAAATTCTAAAGCTACAAGTATTTCCAGAACCTTCTAAAGTAAGCCTTTCCATTGGATCAGTTGTTGCACCAAATATCATTGTACCAAATGTTCCTGAACCAAATATTGCTGGTAACTGAATTGTAGTAATAGAAAAAGGTTCTGGTTGAGGTATTGCATTATCTTCATAGTCAAACCTAACTCTAAAACTTGGTTCAACTTCACCTTCTGGACTAAAAGAAACTCTTGCATATTTAAGAGTTTTACGTGTGCCTACATCACCAAAATCAAAGTCAGGTGTTTGATATATAGCATCTATATCTATTGCTGAACCTGATTCAATAAAAGAAGTACCAGTATCATGATTATAAATAAAACCATCTTTATCACCATGAAATACTTTTTCTACACCATCTTTGTTTATATCAGAAACAAAACCTAATGCTTGAATGCCTACTGTTTCTGACCACGCAAAACCTTGAGAAGTAAAAGTCCCTATAATACCTTTAGCAGTAGAAGGACTTTCTCCCTCTTTACTATAAAATAATCTGTACTGTGACTTACTACGAAGAACACCACTTGTAATTATAAAGGCTGAATCAGCAGCTATATCAGAAATAATTTTTTGAATTTGTCTACTAACTGAACTTAACTCTACGTCACCAATACGTGCTGTACCTGCAATAGTACGAACACCATCAGGCGCAAGAAATAAAATATCACCTCCTACTTCTTGTATACTCCCACCATTAACACAGCCCACATTAGTTGTTATAGGCACAACAGCTATAGTAGAAGAATTATTAATATTTACAAGTTTATGTATGCTATTTTTACAAAATATAATAAGATCACTACGGAAACTAGCAAGACCTACAACAGCATCTTCAATTACTATACTACCTGATCCAGTGCTGCTAAAACTATCAATATCATTAGTTCCACTAAAAAAGATAGTATTCTTTGCTGTGGATGCACCTGCCACTACTAAGTGTTTGTCGTGTATGACACCAAAGGCAGGGCCTGTAGTCCCACTAACTGTAATTTCTTTAGCAAAAAATGTGCGAGAAGTTAAACCTCCTGTCCCTGTCATTTGAAATAGGAAAGGTTCGTTTACTCCATCACATATTACAAGCTCACCATAATCAGAAGTACCCTCGTACAAAGCAAAAGTACAACGTCCTTGAGAAGTTCTTGAAGCTACTGAACGTCCTGTAAAGGTTGAGTAGTTATCGCCACTAGCATCTACACTAGCCCTATTAATCTGTAGCCAAGTATCTTCACCATCAATACTAAAAAATATGTCTGTGCCTGAACAAACAATAATGCCATCTGCATAAACTGCTATTCCTAATATGGGGTTACCAGCGTTAGGACGGGTATCTCCAAAAGCTGTAAAGCCATTTATGCGCCTGTAACCACCGTCAGGATCTACCTCAAAGTTTTTTAAGCGTGTAGCAAACCCCGGCTGAGAAAGCATTTCTAGCTGGTTAAGGTTGACGTTTAAACCGCCTTTACATGAGTAGCCCCAAGGTTGAGACACTAGACATACCTCACACGGTCATCTTTTATATAACCGGGATCAGGAGACATCAAACGTAATTTCATAAGTTTTAAACCACGTTTATAGTCTTCAAGAGCAAATGCAGCAGCCTGAGAGTTTTCTTTAAACTGATGCATAAAGTATCTAGCTCTTGCAATAAGAACAGTTCTGTACACATCAGGAAATACTATTTCATCGCCATGTGCCGATAGTTCTGTTGGCAGATCATAAGCAAAATAAATTACTTTATATACTTTATCAGGTATAGGACTCAAACCAAATGTTCTGCCATCTGAGCTTCTAATAACCCGACTAGGCACTCCAAACTTTTGAGTATCCGCATCATCAAGATTTTCACTAATGCGATAAAAATCTTTCCACTCTTCTATTGTAGTATATCTAAGATTACGTGCTACAAAAGGAGCAGACTCTCCACTAACACCTACAGTGGTTAAATAAAAGTTTTCAAACTCTACTGCACCATAGTCTGTAGTTAAAGAAGAACTAGCTGGTTTTAGTTCATACCAACGTGTACCTGCTACAGTTTCTTGAGATACATTACCAAACGTAGGATCACTTGCTCCACTTTCAGCAGTTGCTAAAAAAGGCCACTTAGGTTCTTCTGTTACAATATCTAAATAAGATCTATTAATAAGATCCTTAGCATGTTGCTGAATACCAATAGCATTAGCAAAGGTTGCAGAAGTTAAAGCAACCTCATTTAACTCTCGTAATAGCTCATTAGTTAATTGTAAAAAAGTAGTAGCCATTAGTTTTAGTTAGGCCCTGCTTTTGGCATTTCTTCACTGTATTTTGGATTGGCTACACCGCCACGCGCAGATGCTTTAGACCTCATTACACCACCACGCGCATATCCTTTAGGCCCCATTTTCTTCTTTTTCATTTTGCCGCCATTAGCAACTTTACCTCTTTTCTTAGTAGCCATTTTGCTTTTCATGCCCATTTTACTCTTCATCCTCTGTCTCCCTATATAAGTTATCGAAAACTTGATTAACGTCTAAAGTATAATCTAAATCAGATTTACTATAATGTGTCCACTGTGAGGGCCTAAAGTCTGGAGCACCTTCACCTACCTCAAACCAAGCAGGATGTGTCACCCGTACCCGATTATTTGGTAAAGCTACAATATTACCTGTCCATTCTCCAGCATCTAATAACTCAAGAACATGACTCTGTTTATGTTGTGCAGGATCATCTGCTATTTCTGAGTCTGTATAATCTACTGTAAAATAGTATTTAGCAGGATATAATTCACCATCTATTTTGGCAAACCAAGGACATGGTGTTGCTCTATCTAATACATAAACTGCATGATCTCTAGAGCTACAATCCCAAGGTTGTGCTGCCCATGTAGGCATAGGTGTAGGCCATTGTTCTAAAGGTGTATCTCCTACAAGACCAGTTATAGGCATCCTTGCCCACATTGCTCCACCGTGTACATTTGTTTCATCTGTATCGTAAGTTTCAGCACCTGTAAAAATAACTTGGAAGCTTAAAGATCTACAAGGAATGCTAGTTACAGCTATTGCCATTGCATGTATAAACTCGCCGTGATATTTTTGATGATTGTGTGTATATTCTTTTCTAACCCAACATTTAAAATGTGGAATATTACTTTGTAAATAAGCCATTAGACCTCGCTGTAATCATTAACGGTTTTTAGGTAGGCTCCTATTATACCCCGCCATTTGATTACATGCACTCTCCATTTCATAAATATTTGCAGAAACTCTTCCTCCAATCCCATAACTGTAACGTGGACTACTTCCCATCATCATTTGACTACGCATACTGCCCATCATATCTTCATCCATTTTAGAGACACCCATAGCAGCTTTTTTACGTTCCATACCACCCTCTACCATCATGCTTCTCCCTGTGTACATATTAGGTACATAACCTTTTTTTCTAGGAACTTTATTAATAGGATCATGCATCAATCTTGCTCCATAGAAAAAGTTTTACTTTTATTTCTAGCTGCCTCAAACTCTGTACTATACTCAGATGTATCTAAATCTTTTCTAAAGATTCGTTCATAGTTATCTTTGTATTGCGAAAGATTCATTCCTTTACGAAATCTACTATCTTTACTTACAATAGTTTTACGAAACATCATAGGGTTTTCATTAGAACCAACTTGAGGCATAATTAAATCTCCAGTAAAAAGAGAGGGCCACCGAAGCAGCCCTCCCAAAACGGTCTAGTCAATACCGTAAAAGGCAGAAACAAGAGCTTCTGGACGAAGAACTGTTGCGCCATATACGTGAAGACCACGAACAATATCACCAAAGCTATCTGGGTCACGAATAACCTCAGTGCTAGTGATTGTTTGAGCAGTAGCCGTAGAAGACATATGACCAGCCAAGCACTTAC